TCTTCTTCATTCTTAATTGCGTGTTGCTTTATACAATCTACATCTCTTTTGATGTCTACAATATTTCGTGTATTTTGTTCTACTTTTTCATCTAATGTCATGCTAATATTTACCTTTATGGATTCAACACTATATTTCCGTTAGAATCTGCCGCCATTGCTGGCAATCCACTAACTGTTATATCGGCTGTACAGTCTGCATCTACTTTGCCCCATGTGTCTAAGTTCACACCTTTTACTGTAGGTGCTGATCCACTGGCTACTGTTACTATTTGAAATCCGTCTGGTGCATTTGCTGTAATGCCTAGTATTTGATTATAGTTTCTTGTTATTGCTAGTGTTCTAGCCGCAACACTTCCAGTTAAACCACTTATGTCTAAGGCTTTAAATGTTTCTTGTATTGTGTCTTCAATTACTTCACCTTCAAAACTGTTTAACTGTGCTGTTGCACTGCCATTAGTAACTGTTATTTGAAACTTAACATATCTACCTGATAGTGTATCACTAACACCTTTGTTTGTATAACTTGAATTGTTGTCTGATACTTGTATTACTACAGCATTTGATCCATTACTGTCTACACTTGCTGTTACTACAAATTTTTTGATACTTCCTAGGTCTATAACACCACTTGTAACAACTAAATTTGCAAATCCTGTACTACCATCTATAGTTACACCATTACCTGTCCATTGTGTCCATTCTTCCCAGCCTAGTGCCGCTGTAGCAAGTATGTAATTATCTCCATCAAAATATCCTGCTTCTGTGTATAGTTCTGTTACTGTTTCATCTGCTAGGTCTTGCCATGTATATGTTCTTGTACTATATTGTGTACTCATTAGATAACAACTCCTTTCTTAAATGCACTTTGTGATATTGCTTTATCAAATCTTGCACTTGGTAAACTATCTTCATCATTTAATTGTGCAACAATTCTAAATGTCTGTGTTTGTCCATTTAAAGGAACTAGTGAATTGAATTTGTATGTTGTACCACTTACAAGTTCAAATGTACCAGGACCCGCGTTAAAGTCTAATTCAAATCTACTGTTTAATGGATTTAGTTTTTCAAATCTTATCATTTTACTTGTATCTTTTATTCTGTCACTCATTACAAATTGCACAGTAATAAGCATCATTGGATTACTAGGAGCATCTCTTTTGTTTAATTCTGTTATACTGCTAATTGCAAGGTCACTGCTTGTAGCACTACTAGGTGTTGCAGGTAGTGTAGGATCATTACTTGTTGCTGGTGGTGTACTTGCACTTTCAAATTCACTGCCATTCCAAAAGAAGTAAACACCTCTTACACCATCTCCTACATATTTCTTTTGATTCTCTGATCCATATATTGCATCATTGTCTTTGAATACATAATCAGCAGGTGTGTGTTCTGTTGCTGTTACTGTAACAGTATAATCATTGTTTAGTTTTATACTTGTAACTCTAAACTGTACACTGCTTATAGATAGTGGTGCATAAGTTATTTTTATAATATCACTTACAATGGCATTGTGTAGTTCTGCTGTTGCTGTAAATTCTATGTGTTTGCGTTTACGACTTTGTTCTAGTATGATGTGTGCAATATCTGCCGCAACATTTTTATTAATGATATGATTGAAACTCATTTCTCTTGTAAATCTTCTACCATTATCTTCTGCCAACAATGCTGTGTCTCTAGAACTGCCTAGTCCAGGATAAATTACTTCATTTGTTTTCCATTCATTTGTAGGATCAATGTAAGTTATTTTTACTTGGTTGTATTGGCTTTTTACACCACTACCTGACATTTTTATACCATCAATAATTAGTGTTTCATCAACATCTCCACTTGTAGTATTGAATGTTGTTATTGTAGGTGTTGAACTTTGAGCACTTGTACTGTTACCACCATCTTGTAATTTAAGTGTAAACTTACCTTGTATGTAAGGCATACCACTACGCATATTTGCTAAAAATAATTTTGTGTTATCAAAGAGTGTTCTACCAGTATCAATAACAGCATCACAGGTTACTGCTTTACCAGTACCACCTTGTTTGTAATTTACTGTTTCATTAAACTTGCTTCTTGCTGTTGCAAAACTTGTAAAGTCTATTCTATCATTTGCAAGTCCTCTACCATATCTGTCATTACGCAAATAATCTAGTAAATTGTCTGCAGGATTGTTACTAAATGCAAGTCCTGATTCACTAGCATATGTTGTGCTACCAGCACTAGCGGCACTTTTAACTTTTTTACCTTTTACTATTGCTTGTACTTTTGGTATACCACTGTATGGATTTGCATCTGCATCATCTTGATTTTCAATTTTTTTCCATTCAAATCTACAAGCCAAGTAAGCAAGTCCTGATAGTTTGTGATTGCTTGTCCAACCATTTGCTTGTTTTAACAATTCACTTGCACTTTGTCCATCTGAGCCTGTTTTCTTTTCTATTTCTATTCTTTGATTGAATTTTGAATCACTGCTTAAAACTTCATCAATGTATACTTCACCAATATCATCTACTTCACCTTCTGATAGTACAACTGCCATATACAAGTATCTGTTACGATCACCTTCTGTTGCTAAGAATACTATCTTACCACCAACTTTTCTTTGACCATATACAACTGGTATATGTTCTAGCATACCTGTTTTGTTTATAAGTATACCATCATTTTCTGCTTGTGCATTTTGTGTAACATTGTAGTCTGGTGTATCAAAGCCACCCATTAGGCTACCCGATAGTGCACCAACAACTGCTCCAACTGAGGCACCAATAGCCGCCGCTGTTAATAAACTAAAACCTAATCCTGGAAGAAGTATTATTCCAAGAGCCGCACCAAGGATTGGCGCTATCTTTTTAAATATTTTACTCATGGACAATTTCCTTTTTTAATACTTTGTAACAATCATGTCCTGTACGATTAAAACCCAAGTCTTGTGTTAATAAATTAAATTTTCCTTTGTACTGTGCAGAATCTCCTAGATTCATATCAACACATTTTTTACCGATACCCCATTGTTCATGGTTACTAACAAATTGTTCTAATACACCTTTGCTTCTGTATTCTGGTTTAATATAATTGTAACCTATACTACATCTTATATCTTTTGACCAATCTAATGGCATAATAAATGCAACACTCCAAGCAACAATTTCTTCATCTTTTTTTGCTACTATTACATTTGCAGTTGGGTCAACAATCCAAGTTTTTATGTTTTCATAAAATACATCATAGTCAAAAGATGTATGTTCAGAAAACCAATGTCCTTTATAATAATCTTTATTTAATGACATAATATCTCTTAAATCATTTACTGTTGCTGGTTTAATTTTCATTATGTTGACGGTTTGCCCCATTTAATATCTTCTACTGTTAAACTGCTGTACTGCATTCCTCTATCGCTTGGAAAGAATTGTTGTTGACTAGTTTCATTTGTTCTGCGTCCACCATTCTTTTCAAATTCGTAGAATACACTTGCACAAACAACACCTACTGTACTTGTTTTACCTGTTTCATTAATTGTAAAACTTTGTATCTCTCCATCAAATAACATAACAGGATTATCTATAATTTGTAGACTATTGTTTAAGAATGCACGATAAATTACAACTCTTGTGTCTACATAATCATTGTTTAAGAATATATTTGTAAAAGTACTACTAACACCTGACAAACCTAAGTTTATTTGATTTGTTTTTAGCTCTGTTGTTTCTTTAAATGTATCATATGATAGTAACTCACCTTGTGCTGTATACAGTTGTGCACCACCACTTGTTGTAGTTGATGCGTTGATGTTTACTTTGAAATTTGTGATAAACTTTGGTGTACTAAAATGAAATTCAACTAAATCACCAAACACAAAAGCATCTTTGGATATCTCAGTAACAATATCAGTTGGTAGTCCTCTAGACATTAGATTGCCTCTCTAAAACTTACTTCATATTCAACTATGCTTGATAAACCTGTGTTCCACTCTTGTACATCATTGTTTAAGAATACTGTGAACTCTACATTTTTGTAAACAACATCATGACTTGCTGTAACTTCTGTAAGCAATGGTGGTTCAATGGTCATTGTTGCTGTACCACTACTAAAGTCTACATCACTTACTACCATATATACTTTGTTATGATTTGAAAACTGTATAAAGTCACCTGCTTTTAAGGCTCCTGCTTGTGTTGTACTGCCACTTACTTGTAGTGCAATACTTGTTTCGCCTACAGGCTCTGTAGCATTTACATTTACTGTTTGTGCCGAAAAAGCACCTTGTGTATTGCTGTATTCTGGTACCTTAAGTGTAAAACTTTCTGTTGCACCTCTCTGCTTCATTATAAATGCGGCAATGGGTGCCCATTCACTTCTTGTCAATGGAGGATATTTGCAGTCTAAACTAAAGAANTGAGTTGCTTGTGATTTTACTTGTCTTCTACCACTACTTGCTATTGTAACCAAGTTAGGTGTGTTGTTGTTAATTGTAACTGATTGAAAGTTTGGTGTGGCTGGTAAAGTTCCTGACATTATACTGGACTCCTTTCGCCTTTTTCAAATGCGGCGTCTCTAATTATGTTTGTTATTGTTGATTTGCGTTCTGTAAGCAATTCATCAAAGCCTGTACTGTCAATAGTTTCAATGTTAAATGTTACATTAATATTTTTACCACCACCGCTTAGGTTACCGTTTGGTATAACTGTACCTGTTTGATTTGGCATAAACAATTCTGGACCTCTTTCTCCAACTACATAAGGAGTGCCTCCTTGTGTTAGTCCACCAGTTGCTCTACCTTGATATTTTTGTCCTGCGATTGCGGCTATTTGGATCGCACCTGCGGCTCCAACTATACCTGCTATAGCAAGATTGAATGGGAATGGTAAAGCAAGTGCTCTTGTTACACCTTGTGCAGTATTCATAATTGCAATAGCCAAGTTGTATGCTTTCATGGCATTGAATGCCGCTCTGTTTTGTTTACCTAATTCTGATAGTACTGTTAAACCTGCTTGTTTTGTAAAGTCAACTAATTGGTCATTAGACATTTCACTTAAATCAAGTTTTTGAAACTCTCCTGATTTAAATATATCAAATTGTTTCTGTGTTTGTGCTTTACTAATCTCTGCAAGTTTCTTTTGATGTTTTACTTCTACGGCTTCTCTTAATCTTGCATATTCTTTATCAAAATGTGTTCTACCTTTGTAGTAGTCATTAAGTATTGCAAGTTTACTGTTGTATGAAGCCTGCTCTGCCTCTTCTTCTGTAAATAAACTTTTTTGTAATGTTTCAAACTTTCTACGAAGTGCATCTGCTTCTTTTTGTAATTTTTTGGTTAATGCTTCATCTTGTTTTTCTGACTTTTTGTCATCTGTTTTATCATTACCTGCAAAACCATCATTTGCATCAACACCAGCAACTTGTCTATTTTTAAGAATAAGTGCATCAATTACTTTTATTTGTTCTAGTAATGCACCTGTTAAGCCTTTTGCTTTCATAGTATCTGCATCTAGTTCAATACCTAATCCTTCAAATACTACTTTAGCCTTATTACCTGTGTCGTCAGTAATTTTGTTAAGATCAGCCATGCTAGTGTTTAATCTTTCACTAGTGTCTGCCATTTCTTTAACGGCTTTTTCTGCGGCTTCTAATTGTTCTGTGCTGAATAAACCTACTGCCGCTCCTGCTCTTGCAATAGCACCATACATAACACCAAGTCCACCTATAATATCTCCTATAAGTGCTCTTATTGTATCAAATGCTCCTGCAATTATGGCAACTACTAGTTTACCTTTACCACCTAACATTAAGAAACCAATAACACCTAGTGTATCGATTGGTGGTGGTAGTGCTCTAACAAAGTTAACTAGGTTAGCAATACTTGTACCTATAAAGTCAAATACAGGTTTCATACTATCTAATATTTGTGTAGCAAACAATAAAACTTTAACTGTTGAACTTACAATAGCATCGCCTATTTTTAGTGCGGCATTTTCTATTGATCCAAAGTTTGCCACTAGAGCATTGTCAGCCACTTTCATTGCGGCTTTTAGTGCTTCAAATGGACCTGCATCCATAACCTGTGTTTGGAATTTGAAGAACTTATCGTTCATCATTGAGACAACACCATCAAAGGTACTTGCCATTTCTGCACTTGCACCTATAATACTAAATGTTCCGTCTCTGAAACCATTTATAATATGGTCTCTACTTTGTTCTGCTGTAAATTTTACACCTTCTTCAAAGCCAAGCATACTTTTAACTGCTCTGTCTCTGAATAAGTCTGCACTGGCTATACCAGCCGAGAATGTTCTTTGTAATTGTAGTGCAACTGTTTGAAAGTCTAGTCCACTAGCCGCGGCAATGTCGCCTGTAATGGCTAATAATTCACCTAGTTCTTCTACATTGTCTGTAACAGCAAGTAAACTTGGTGCCGCAAGTGCCATATCCTGTAATTGGAATGTACTGTTAGCCGCCGCATCTGCTACAATGTCTAATGCTCTTTTGCCATCTTCTGCAGAGCCTGTTAAGAATTTAAGTTGAACACCTAAATTCTCCATTTCACGAGCTGTGTCTAAAAAACCTTTGGCAAGTTTAAATGTACCTAATGCCGCAACGGCACCTACGATAACTGTTTGTAAATTACTGAATGCACCACGCAATTGGTTTGCTGATCTATCAACACTACCTAAACTTCGCGTTGCTCTAGCGATACCTCTATCGAATTCAGCGGTGTCAAGGTTTAGTTTAACGGTTTGTGTGCTTGCCATTATTTTTTCATCCTTTTTCTCGTTTCCTCTGCTTCAATTTGAAAATAAGCAAGCCAGATATAAACTTCTTCTACACTCATCTCCGACACTTCTTCAAGTGACATATGTAACTCGCGACCTAGTCTACACAGAATTAATAGGTCTGGGTCGCTTCTTAGTTTTTTGCTACAGACTCCAAATCGTAGTTCTCATCTACTTTATTTAACTCTGTTGCAATCTTAGTTAAAACTTCCGGGTCTGCTTCATTCAATAGTGTAACTCTATCTGCTGATGCAAACATTTTTTTACCATCTTTTGTTCTTGCTTTAGTAACAATAGTTTCAACAAGTGCTTCAACAATTTTACCTTGTTGATGTAGTGACATAACTGCACTTTGATCTTTAAAACTACCTACTCTTTTGTAGTAAATGGTTGTATCCCATTCTGCTACATGAAATTCTTTCATACCGTCGCTGTTACGGTCTTTAAAATGTTGAACTGCTTTATCCAGTACTGGATTTGTAATTGTTGACATTGTTATCTTTTCCTATTTTTTGTTCTTATTTCTCGTAAAGTAGGACCTGACATACCTTTAGGTGCTTGAAGTGAACCTCGCATACCTCTAGATGTCATATGTCTTCCTTTATCTAAAACTCCAATATATGGGACATTGTTGGCTATCTCATAGTTTTTGGATTTGGTTAATAATCTCCAGCCTCTTTTGGCAGTGCCAGTATCAACTGGAGTCTTGTCTTTAACACCTCGAAAGATGTCATTTGCAATGGTACGAGCCATGTTGACTCGTACCTTGCGAAGAGATTCCGCAAGTAAACCTGCTTTAGGTGGACTAACGGTTATTCTCATTATACAGTTGCGTATGTTACTGCACCAGTACCTTGGAAAGTGATTGAACCTGTTACGATTCCATCTACTGCTCCTGTAATACTATATCCAGTAATAATTACATCACCTGAGATTTTGATATCACCACTGTCAGCCGCTTCAGGAAACAGATTTACTGTTCCTACTGTGTTGCTGTCTGAAAATATATTCAGTGTAGCGATAGCGCCATCTTGTGGTGCTGTTCCGTCATATTGAAAGTCTGCACTGCCAGTATAAGTCATTAAACCTTTTGTATAAGTTCTTGATCTTG